AATCGCTGGTCTTCCTTTCTTCTTGCTGAATAGTGACGATTCACCATATCGTCGCGTAACAGCGCAGTACCGCAAGCAACAGATTGACCAAAGCCGTGAGCCTGGTGAGCAGACACTGACTGGTTGGTGGCTACGTAGCCAAAGCTCTTTCCACTATGGACAAGGTATAAAGTTCTTTGAACCTATCCAAGATGAGTCGCTTCGCTTCCAGTACACAGAGTCTAAAGGCTTGAATGTCTGGACCAAGGGACAGGCAACACTGCTGAAGTCATCTGTCGGTCAGCACACAGTCACAGGTGGTATTAGAACTGATGGTCGTCCGTGGCAGATAGCACGTTCTATTCAGTGGACTACTAACAGCAACCTCTATAACGGTGTGCTTCTTACTGATGAGTACGATGTGGATAAAGTTTTCCCAGCGATCACAGTATCTATCAACAACAAGGCGCTGACCTCTAACGTAGCAACGTTGACTACTACTGCAGCACACGGCCTATGTACTGGTATGCAGATTGTTATTACTGGAGTAGATGCAACCTTTAACGGTGAGTATCGAATCACTGGTGTACCTACAGCCACCACATTTACCTATGCCAAGACAGCCAGCAACGTAACATCAACTCCTGTATCTCCAGTGGGTACGGGCGTGGCAGAGGTTATCCACTTCATTGACTATAACTCAGGCACTGACTATCCAGTACACGGACTCTGCGATGATGGTGTCTATGCCTATTGGGTTACTAACGTAACAGCAAGCGGAACTCCAAGACTAAGAGTATACAAGAAGTTACTATCGGATGATAGTTCTGTATCGCCTACTGATTAGCGAAAACTCCATCACTGTAACTAACGCTGTTATGGAATACACCAAAGAGCGTATCGTAATGTGCGTCAACGATAAGGTCTATGAGTTTTCAACAAGTGCTACATCTCTACCTAGCCCTGTCTATTCACACAACGATCCAGACCACATCTTTACTAGCATTACATCTAGCGGTGCTGCTATCTATATTGCAGGTTATAGCGGTATTCAGTCCAACATCTACAAGTTTACCTTGTCTACTGCTGGTGCTATGCCTACACTGACCAGTGCTATCACTGCAGCAGAACTACCAGTAGGCGAGAAGGTATTTAAGATTGCCTACTACCTTGGCAATATGGCTATCGGTACCTCTGAAGGTATGCGTATGGCAGATGCAAGTCAGCTCGACGGCTCTATTACCTACGGTGCTTTGATCTTTGAAACAACCCAACCAGTCTATGACTTTGCTTTCCGTGATAGATATATCTGGGCTGCATCTGGCGTTGATGGTCAGGTCGGTGTAACACGTGTAGATATGGGTCAACCATTAGGTAACCTACAGTTTCCTTATGCCTATGACTTGTACAACCCAGCAGATACATTAGGTCACTACACAACAACCTGTGCTTTCTTGGGTGATACTAACCGCTTAGCATTTTGTAATGCTGGAAATGGTGCAGATGGTGCTATCTACATTGAATCTGCAGCAACTCTACTGGCAGAAGGATTCTTACGTACAGGCTATGTTCGATACAACACATTAGAACTCAAGATCTTTAAGTTAATGCAGGCTCGTATTGATACTACCAACGGTGGTCTAGGTATTGACTCTATTGACTATGCTGATAACTTCTATCGCATCGGTACTTTTGCTCAGGGATCTGATGTTCCAGAAGTTAACATCAACTATCCTCAAGCATCACAGGACTATCTTGGCTTTCAGTTCACACTGAATCGCTCATCTACTGATGTAACTAAGGGACCACTCTTTACTGGTTACCAGATTAAGGCTTTACCTGCTATTCCACGTCAGCGTTTAATCCAGTATCCACTGTCTTGCTTTGACCACGAATCAGATCACTTTGGCGTAGAGGTTGGCTATGAAGGTTCTGCTTATCTTCGTATGTCACAACTTGAGTCTATTGAAAACGTAGGTGACACCATCCGTGTTGAAGACTTTAGAACTGGTGAGTCATACATTGGACTTATCGAAGAGCTTGATTTTAGAAATGCAACACCTTCAGATAAGCGATTCAGCGGTTATGGCGGAACGCTTTTAGTCACGATTAGAACCGTCTGATGCAGGCACAAGACTACGCAACAGTAGCTGTTGCAGTATGCACAATAGTAGGTGGCTTTGCCGCAGCAGTACGCTGGATGGTTAAGCATTACCTCAATGAACTCAAACCTAATGGTGGGTCAAGTGTTAAAGATTCGGTAGATAGATTGGAGCGACAGGTTGAAGAGATTTATCGCATCCTTCTTTCTCGCAGTAACTCTTAGCGGTTGCGGATACCAAGGCTGGGTTAGATATCCTTGCCAAGAGTTTGAAAACTGGGAAAAGCCAGAGTGCAATCCCCCTCAATGTTTACCAACTGGTACTTGTACCAAAGACATTTTGCCTGGAGTATTTGATGAACCAAAGAAATAAACTAACACCAGAAGAATTACACGCAAGACTGATTGTAACTATTGGAATCATCCTTGCCATTGTATTTGCTGGTTCTGTCTTTGCATTGCTCTATGCACTGCTATTTATTACACAGCCATTAGGAGAACAGGCACCTAACGATGCTGCATTTATTGATCTTGTTAGTACCTTGTGTGTGTTTCTTACTGGTTCTCTTGCTGGAGTACTTGCAGGAAACGGATTGAAGTCTAAGCCTAAAGAAAAGAAAGATGGAGAATAATGAAACCTGTTGCAAAGAGAGCTACACCTGCTGCTATTGCTGTCCTTCGACAAGCTACGGCGCTATATCCTTCACGTAAGAAAGCATCAGATGGACTACTGCCATCAGCAGCACACATCCATCAGAATCCTAATTCAGATCACAATACAGGATTTGGTGTAGACCTAACCCACGATAAGTTGGGTGGAATTGATTGCTTTAATTTATTTCAAGAACTAAAAGCAGATAAGCGTGTTAAGTATCTTATTTTCCAAGGCAAGATCTGGTCAGTAGATCGTGCCAATGAAGGGGACCGTGAATACACAGGTTCAAATAAGCACACCAAACATCTTCACATCTCGATCAAAGAAGGATGTGGAGACGACACTTCCCCTTGGTTCCCTTGGTTGGGTAAGCCAAAGGTTGTCGGAAAGGTTAAGGCAGCAGTTAAGCCTTTACCAAAAAAGAAAGAACCAACAAGTCCAAAGGAGTAACAATGGATAAGAACAAGTTAAAAGCAATTGCGGCTACGTACCTACGTGCTGGCGTTGCATCAGTCATCGCTTTGTATCTTGCAGGCGTAACAGATCCAAAGGCTTTAGCAACAGCAGGACTAGCTGCTATTGCAGGTCCACTGCTAAAAGCATTGGATCCAAAGGCTACAGAGTTTGGACGCGGAGCTAAGTAATAAGTAACTGCGAGGCGAAGAGGCTCACCCCGAAAGGGGTGGGCTTCTTTTTTTATGCCGTTTTATTCTGCGTCAGCAGGACAAGGAACAGTCACTAGGTTTCCGCAATTAGTACAAGTGCCATCAAGGAACCACCAGACAAGTTCATTATCTTCAAAGGCGCACATCACGTTAAATACCTGCGACCCACACGGACATACGTGGATAGGTCCTAAACCCCTCAGATCGGCTCCGAAGGGCTTAGGAAGGGTATGTTTACCCCAGAGTCTAGGCAGGGTGAGTAGACGGAACCACATAGACTGACCGCTAGGAGCTTCGCTCCCTATTACAGTAATTCGCCTCACGGCTCATATGGTAGCGATTGTAGGTGTCGCTAACGCAACGACACGCCGTTAGGTGTAGCCTTGCCCAATGACCACAATCGTTGGAGTAGAAGGAATTGACTACGCTGTTCTAGTAGCTGACTCACAGATCACTGAAGATAACCTAGTCACCATTGCTACATCCACGCCAAAGATTGTTGAAGTGGGTAAGTATCTCATTGGAATCTCAGGTGATACACGACCTGGAGATATCCTTTCCTATAACTGGAAACCTCCCGCCTATCGAGGTGAGAACCCAGTGCAATTTATGGGTAAGAAAGTAATACCTAGTTTAATTAAAGTATTTAACGACAACAACTACGACTACAATAAGGTGGACAAAGATGGTGGCTTCGATTATCTCATTGCTTTTAACGGCAATATCTTTCGTATTGCTTGTGATCTCTCTTTTTTCCAAGCAAATCACGGAGCGTATGGCATTGGTTCTGGTGGTCAACTTGCTCTTGGCTACTTGTATTCAGTTATCAGACCTAATGTTGAATTAGATTATGCAAAGAGACACGCCCGTAAAGCCGTTGAGATAGCGTCGGTTCTTGACTCTAATACTAACAAGCCTTTACAGTTGGTAGTACAGGAAAGGATGTAGGAACAGGGTTGGAAGGCTTGTAGACTTGCTTTCTTATTGCACGATCAAGCAGAGAAGGCAAAGCTATGACATCATTTCTATTAGGTTTGTTGATAGGTGTTGTTATTGGTAGAGCGTTTGATTTGTGGGTGGATTGGAAGTATAACAAGTGACTGATCCTAAAGAACTGTTGCTGACTGCACTACGTGCAGGTGATGCCAAGCGTTCAAGATCTACACAGGTACAGATTGGACCATCAGAACTAGGTGGTTGCCGACGTAAAGTTTGGTACCGACTCAACGATCAGCCAGAGACTAATGATAACGAAATGAAACTCGCTGCCATTATGGGTACTGCTATCCACGCAGAAATTGAAAGAGCTTTAGCAGATAATCCAGATGTTATGATTGAAACTGCTGTTGAATACAACGGAATGAAAGCACATATTGACTGTTTCGTACCAGGTACTGGCGATGTTATTGACTGGAAGACAAGCAAGGTGCGTAACCTTTCATACTTCCCATCAACACAACAACGCTGGCAAGTACAGACTTATGGCTATTTACTAGCTAAGAATGGCTATGATGTAAAGCGTGTCTCGCTTGTCGCTATTGCACGTGATGGTGATGAGCGAGACGTCAAAGTTCATACAGAAGATTACGATGAAGCGATGGCACTAGAGGCACTGAGCTGGCTAGAGGCTATCAAGGCATCAGATACAGCACCAGAGCCAGAGCGAGAAGAAAACTACTGCAAGTTCTACTGCAAGTTCTATGACGCAAGTGGGCAGTTAGGATGCGTCGGTCTAAAAAAAGAACGTATCGCAACTGAAGAGGTATTAATCCAAGACAAGGATGCCTCAACTAATGCGATGAAATACCTACAATTAGATGAGAAGATCAAAGAGTTGACAAAAGAAAAAGACTCACTAAAGTCTGCTCTTGAAGGAATCGCTGGGATTACAGATACAGGTATCCAAGTTCGTTGGAATAAGGTAGCTGGAGTAACATCGGTAGACAAAGATGAAGTACTTGCTAAACTTGGTTTCGTACCAACCAAGCAAGGTGCAGATTCATTACGGTTAACAATCAAACAATCTGGAGGAAAGTAAATGGCTGCAAACGAAAACACAAAGTTCCAAGTAAACTTCAAGACAAACAATGGAACGCTTATTAATCTTTATGCAACTGATGTAAAGGAACTAGAGGCAGGTCTTACTGATCTATCAATGGTCTCAGCTCTTATCAAATCTACCGATGCTGAACTCAACGGTGGTAGAACACCAGCACCTACTGTTGATTCAATAGCACAGTCATTTAATGCAACACCTGTTGCTGCACCTGCTGTTGTCGAAGGTCAAGCACCAAGCTGTAAGCACGGTGTAATGAGTTTCCGTACAGGTACTTCTGCTCGTGGCCCTTGGAAGGGCTGGATGTGTGCTGCACCAAAGGGTGCAACAGATAAGTGCTCAACTATCTGGGCCTAGCAAATGCGGGAACCGCACGAGTTTGAGGTTCCTTTATGTGCTCAAGTAGGTGGCGATCTATTCTTTCCTGACTTAGAATATGAAGGCAAGTTAGCTCGTATCAATATAGCATCAGCAAAATCAATCTGTCGTAACTGTCAACACATCACTGAATGTGCAGAGTGGGGTATCCGCAAGGAACAACACGGCATATGGGGTGGAATGACAGGTAGTGAACGACGCAAAATTCGTAGGCTACGAAACATAAGATTAGAAGAGGACAAGAGTGCTTAAACTTTCCCGTGCTTGGAGTGGAGTAACTACCAAAGCTACGCCACTACCTGACGTGTGGAAAAATCTTGTCAAGCAATCTATTAAGTTTCGTCGTGGCCAAGTATGTATGGTAGCTGCAGCACCTAACGCTGGTAAGTCAATGTTCGCATTGATCTATGCCATCAAAGCACAGGTGCCAACGCTTTTCTTCTCCGCCGATACAGATACAGCGACAGTAATGATTCGAGCTGCTGCACACCTATCGGGACATAGCCAGTTGGCTGTGGAACAGAACATAGATAAGAGATCTGATTATTATTCAGCACACTTAGCTAATACATCACACATTCAATGGGTCTTTGACTCCAGTCCGTCTCTTGATGATATTGAGATGGAGATCAAGGCATACTTTGAATTGTATGGAGTAGCACCTCAATTGATTATCATAGATAACCTAATGAATGTATCTGCTGAGACAGACAATGAGTGGGCAGGGCTACGTGCAATTATGATGGAGTTGCACGATATGGCACGTAAGACAGAGGCTTGCGTCTTAGTACTCCATCACGTATCAGAACAATCAGAGTATGGTTCTCCTATGATGCCACCACCCGCATCAGTCAAGAACCGATTTGGTCCACACTATGCTGATGCTTCTCAATGGGCATCGCTGTTTGTAAACTTTGGTGCTTGTCAAATAGGTGATGATGATGCACAAGGCAGAGCATATCTTCGTTCTAATGCAGAAGGAATCGCATATGGTAATGTCTAAGTACGCTCTAACAATAGAAGAGGAAGCCACTTGTGTTGAAGTTGGATACCAAAGACAGAAGCCATACTTCGGTGACCCAACGAAGAACATTAATTACTCAGAGGGTGACCTATGGGAAACGTGGCAGCACGTTGTCTGTGCAGGATCAGAGCTTGCATTTGCACGTATGGTCGGTAAGAACGACTTTACTCCACACTACAACAAATGGAAGTCAGAGCTTGACATTCCAGGATTTGGAGAGATTCGTTATTCGTTTCCACCAGTAAGAGGAATGCGTTACTCAACTAGAGATGATGATAACCTTGTGTATGTATTGATGTCTGATGGTCTATGTCATAAGACACGACGCAATGCACCTGACTGGAAAGGACCTGAGTACACAGCTATTGGTTGGAAACTTGGGTCTGAATGTAAACGCGATGAATGGAAATATAACGATAGGACTTGGTATGTACCAGTTATATATCTTAATCCTATGGAAAGTTTAGTGTTCAATGGCTAATAAAAATGGACGTAAGGGTTCTCAGTTTGAGACAGATGTTATGAAATGGCTACGTAACGCGGGAGCTATGGCAGAACGTTTGACTAAGGCTGGGGCAAAAGATGAAGGTGATATGGTTGTTATCATATCTGGAGAAACCTTTATCTTAGAACTCAAGAACAGGCAGACCCTTTCCCTGCCTGAATTCTGGAGAGAAGCACAGGTTGAGGCGCTTAACTACGCAAAGGCTAGGGGTCTTGGGGAAGTTCCCCTTTCCTATGTTGTAGTTAAGCGTCGCAACGCACCAATAGAACAAGCCTGGGTCATTCAAGACCTAGCACAATGGATAAAGGAGAAACAATAATGCCAGTACCAGGTGGAGAAATAACAACAACAGAGATCCTAGTACCAGTAGTAGAAGAAGTAGTTGAAGATTCAACTACAGAGGAAGACGAAGATGATTTGCCAGAACTGTCGTAAAGCAGGAGAAGAGAATACACTCGCTCATTACAAGCGAGCTACTAATTGGCACGAGAAATGTGATTTTAAGGGGTGCGTATGCCAGCACAAGACTGGTCCAGGGTTAGTAAAGCGTCCAAACGAAAGCACTCCGTTGATGCAACTTCAATCCCCATAGGAACTATTGTTTCCTATTACGGTGGAGAAGTAAGAGAAGGTAAGTCAGCAGCAGTTCGTTGCTGTATACATACAGATAGTAGACGTAGTGCTGTAATGAATACGTATGACAACCTGTACTTCTGCCATACCTGCGGTAAAGGTGGCAGTTCAGTAGATGTTGTTATGCACATAGAGAATTTGGAGTTCAAGGATGCCCTCAATCGTGCAATCGAAATCACTGCTGGAAGCGGCCAACCATTACAGTCAGGCAATAAACGAAGAGGCTCTAAACTATCTCGAAGGACGTGGAATATCTGATGCTGTTGCTCAACAGTTTTCGTTGGGTGTTGTAACAGATCCAATTAATGGCCACGAAATGCACAGGGGTTGGCTTTCCATACCGTACATCACAGCTAATGGACTATGTGTAGGCTTTAAGTTCAGACGACTAGATGAAGGCAAACCCAAGTATGGATCTCCATTGGGTCAGAAGGCACACCTGTATAATGTAGGTGATATAACTATTGATAGCTCTTTCATTGCAGTATGTGAGGGTGAATTAGATACGGTCATCTTGTCTGGTCTAGTGGGCATACCAGCAGTAGGTGTACCTGGAGTACAGTCTTGGAAACCACACTTTGTCAAGCTCTTTACTGGCTATGACAACATCTTTGTTATTGGTGACAATGACATCAAGGAAGATGGCACTAATCCAGGAGCTGAGTTCTCTAAGCGTGTCGCACAAGAGGTTACAAATAGTACAATAGTAACATTACCCCCATCAATGGACATCAATGACTTCTATCTGGCCAATGGTGCAGATGCTACGAAGGCTTTGTTACTAGGACAGAAGGATGAGTAGAGACGAATGGCTACAGATGGTACAGATTTTGCAGCATATGGGCTTCCAGATCCTAGAGATCAATATGGAAACCGAGACTTTGTTAGTCCGTCCTACCCCAGCAAGATAGATGAGGCGTTCGTTGCAGATGTCTGGCGGATTATGGATCAAGCAGGCAACCTATTGGTACGTAAACACCACGACTACGGCCCAAAGAACATTGCTCACTCACCAGGTGGACCACTTAATGGTCTGCGTGTACGTATGTGGGACAAGATAGCTCGCATTAATAACCTTGTTGATTCTAACGTTAGCCCTAGTAATGAGTCATTGCGTGATTCATTCTTAGACTTACTTAACTACTCAGCGATTGCAATGATGGTACTCGATGGCGTATGGCCAGAAGTACAGGATGATGACTGAGTTACATAAATCTATCTATGACATAGCACCTAGTGTTGCAAGCGCAATAGCACGTCGCTTCCGTGGCTATGTAGAGAGAGATGATGTACTGCAAGAGTGTCTTGCTTGGGCATTAACACGTGGTAAACAGTTTGATGAGATGCTTAATGAACCCAATGCAGTTCAACGTGTTATCAATGAGAAGCGTATTGCTTGGCAGATGAAGCGTTCTGCTGAACGTTATGCTCGCAAAGAGAAGGCATCTAAGTCTGGCTATCGAACAGGTGATGAAGCCTTCTACGATACAGCTATGATCGCACAGGTCTTGCCTCACGTGATTGCATCTATTGTTGATGACACAGTATTAGAGCAGGCTCAGAACCTTATCAACGATGGTTCACCTAAAAAGCCTAGCGTTCCAGCAGAAGGCGGCAACCTGCTTGCTACCCTGATTGATGTCAAGCGTTCCTATCTCAAGTTAGAAGTAGAAGACCAGACCATACTTCGTATGCGCTACCACGAAGGACTTACCCTGCAACAAGTAGCACATTTATTAGAATGTGCTATCTCTACTGCAGATCGTAGATGCACCAGCGCATTACGTAAGGTGCAGAATGGTTTGGGTGGTGACAACCCGTGGCAATGAAAGAGATTGATTTATTTGAGTATCTAAGGGACAACCTATACCCAGACCTTACCAAGTCTGAGGGTATCTATGACTCCTTTGATTGCATTAGTGTTATGGCAGGTCACTACATAGAACTCAAGTGTAGACATACACACTATGACACACTACTCATTGAAGAGATGAAGTATCGTAAGCTCATAACGCAGGCAGCAGAAAGGGATCTCATTCCCTTCTACATTAACTCGA